CATCTCCTCAGCCGCCCGCTTCAGCCGCTCATATCCCGGATCGTAGCCCGCCTCTGCGCCGTAGCTCTGCTCGAACTCATGCCCACGCTCACGAAGCAGGCTGTTCCGCTGCTCCAGAACCTTGCACGTATTCCCAAGCTCTGAGATCAGTTGCGAGCGCAGCCAGTCCGGATATTCAAGCTCAACCAACATATCCAGCGCCTTCAGCATCCGCTTTGGCCTGGTGTCGTCAAAGAACTTCGCCCACCACGACACCTCGCGAAGCCGCGTCGTCTTGTGGCCGTTGACCTCGCTGGAGCCGTATTTCTCCCAAGCCAGATCTTCCCAGACCCAGCGGCCGGTCATCCGTGCCAGTTCGTCAACCCAAGTATCATGCCACCAAAACGGAAAGTGCTCTGGCATGAAGAACCCGACCTTATCGATCCATCCCTTTGTGACGGCGATCCCGTCAGGGAGTGCAAAGGCGCCTTTGCGAGCGCCCCAATAGATGACGCCGATGCCGTCATGGAACTTGGCCGCTGCATTAAGCAGCTTGCGATCCCAGCCAGGAGAGGCAAGGTAGGCGTCGTCTACGCCAAGGACGTAAACGCTGGCTTCTTCAGCCGCACCAGGCACCCAGGCCGTAGCTGCGGCTCGATTGTATTTGGCACCGAGCGAATCCTCACGCTCATCTGCCGAAATCCTAACGCGGGATAGGCCAGCGCTACACCCGTATGATGAGAACGTCGGGTCACCAAGATCCAAAGCAACACTGAAGAACGTCCCCGCTTCAGTCGCCAGTTCCGAAGCCTTAGCAACCGTATGCCTCAGCTCCTCAGGCCGCCCACGGCTCGCTATGCAGACGGCGACGGTCATTCGGATTCGTCCCCGAGAAGTGCATCAGCCAGCTTCTCAAGCCCGTTGCCGATGTGCTCGCCCGCCTCCTCAATCCCGCATCCGAGGCAGTACAGGCCGAAGGCAATGCCGAGCGCAAGATAGAATAGGCCCCACTCCATTATCGCCCCCCCCTATGCCTGCGACCCTCTCGCGGTGGCAACGATGGCCCGCCAAACGCGCTCCGCCTCATCGTCTGGCACAGAATCGAATACGGGCTGAGCCTCGATCATGGTACGCTCAGGAACGCCCGCATCGGCCATCTGCTGCGCCAGCAATTTGGCATCTCGAACCCCAAGAAATGCGCACATTTCTGTCTCCCACCTCTCTTGTTCAAACATCATACAGCGCCTTTGGCTGTGACCTGTGCTGCATCGCCTCTCGCAACTCCGCCGCTACCTCGAAGTTGTGCGAGATCAGTCCTTGCTGACGGAGCCACTGGATCGCCATCGTTGCTGAATCGTGCATGTCATCGTGTTTTCCCTTCGGAAACACCTCCGACTGACTAATCAGTTTCTCCGCCCACTCGGCATCAGGAGCATACACCAGACCAGCCGCAAATGCCGGTTCAACAGCGTGTGTTCGAGCAACTTTGTCTTTGTTGACCTTGATCAACTCGACCGACCAGCCATCTTCACCATAGAGTCTGCGGATCTCGTTCGCGACATCGATTCCAGACGCCTTGGCCTCAACCAACAGCCTGTCAACCCGGAAGCGCCGGCATGAATACGCGATCCACTCGACGATACCCCAAGCGTCGGCCTTCATGCAGCGCAAGTCATAATCGCGCTTGCTCTCGCCGCTCTCTCGCTCAGGCAACTGGCCGTGCAGCTCGCGGTGCTTGGCCCAAGCCCACATAAGCATAACCCGGGGCTTTTCCAGCCGATCCCGAAACACGCCCCAGATCGAGAAGCCGGTCGGGTCGTTCTCCTCTTTCTCCGTATAAGCGGTATCAGCAGACGCCAACACAAACTCGAAGGGAGGATACTTCTCCTCATCCCAGAGCTGCCAGTATTCCCGTTTGATGATCGAGCCGCCGCGGGGAATCGGCGATTGCTGCATCTGTCCGGCCGTGGCGATCGGACCCATGATCCGCTCGTCACGATCGACAACCCACTCCGGAAACCGCTCCGGAAATAGTAATTCGCCTTCTTCCTCGCGCGGGTCTACAAACCCAATCGAGGTTTCGCAGCGCCGTGACGGGTCGAAGCGCATGGGCAAGCAAACATGCTCGTACCCGTAATCCCCCGACAGGATCACGCCCGAGGTATCGTCCTCATGCAATCGCTGCATGATTACGATAATGGCCGACTTGTCCGGGTTGTTGAGGCGCGTGGGTAGCGCTTCCCGGAAAGTCAGGTTGATGCTCTCGCGCGTGACGTCGCTCAAGGCGTCGTCAACGCTCATTGGATCGTCTAGGATCACGAAGTCAGCCCGGCGCCCCGTCATCGACGTAAACGCACAAGCCTCTCGAAAGCCTGTACTCGTATTCTCGAACTTGCCCTTGGTGTTCTGGTCGCCGGTCAGCCTGACCTTATCGCCCCAGTGCTTCTGATACCATTCGGACTCGATCAGCCGGCGGCACTTCAAGCTGTCCCGGATTGCGTTCCCAAGCTCATGAGACGCTGCCAGGAATCGTTTCGTCGGATCTAGTGCCCAAACCCAGGCCGGGAAGAACACGCATGTCAGCATGGACTTCATCGTCCCGGGTGGGACGTTCATCAGCAGCCGGGTCAGGTCTCCACCATCAAAACAAACCGCTCGATAAACAGCCTCCAGGTGCTCCGCAATGGCCTCGATGTGCCAATTGTGGATATAGGGCTGCCCAGGCTCTACCGCATGCCAGGCAGCCCTAATGAAGGCCGCTAGACTTGCCTCGCATTCCCTTTTGACCCGACGCCGATCGCGTTCCGCCAGCGCCTTCGCTAGCTCGACCTTCTCGGCTCGCGATAAATGCTTCCAATGCGTCATCGTCCATTGATTCAAAGTCGCCAGGCTTGCCCACCTCTGAGCGTTCAACCCTCTTGCCCGAGAGAATGCCCTTTTCCCGCGTCGCAGCGACAGCCGCCGAGGCTTGGCCCATTTGAAGCGCAAGCTGACGGGCTTCCTCGGCCTCTGCCAACAGGCTCTCAACCGTCACTTCAAGCTTAGCAGCCACCTTGGCAGCCACCTTTCCGGTAATTTCCTGTACGCGCGCCTGTACCTTCGCAGCCAACTTGCTGGCGTTCCCATCGTCTGGCTTGTAGCCGGCTAAAGCGTAGGCATCCCCTGTTTTGGTGCCTTTTGCCAGCTCTTGAGCAAATTTCTCATGACGTGGGTTAGACAGGACCGGCATTGGGATATGTCAGCGCGTCGGAGTACCTGGCCGTATACTGGAACAGGCCAAGGTGCGTTACGGTATGATTGATGATCGCATAGACCTTGCCGCCCGAATCCCTGACGCGCTTGCAGAAGCTCAGATCCTCAGACAGCCGGCGCCCGTCATCGTTGATACGGTCGAACAGGTGCAGCGCACGGGTTGCCCCCATGGACCTAACCAAGCCACCCACGACGCCCTTGGGGTCGTTGTCGATCTCCACGTTCCCCGAGGAAATGATTAGGTCAATGCAATCTCGACGGATGAGCATTACGCCGCAGCCAAGTCCTTCTACCTCTAGAAGGTTGCCTTCTGGCTCGGCAGGAGGCGTAAGAGCTGACCCCACCCATTCGATGGGAAGGCGCTTCTTGGGGTAGATCGCCCCAATGAGAGGCTTGTCTGCCGCCAGCATATCCAAGACCAAGTCAGGCTCGAACTGCATGTCAGCATCTACGAACAGAAGGTGCGTCGCATCCAGGCACTCGTACCAGATCGTGGCGATCGCGTTGCGGAGATCCACAATATCGGGCTGGGATTGAGCCGTGAACGATACCGGAATTCCGCACTCGGTCAGCACCTTAGTGAGAGCGACAAGGCTTGCAGCCGTCTGGGCGTTCATCTGAAGGGCATAGCAAGGGCTCGCAATGAATAGCTTCACCAAGCTTCGCTCTCCAGCCGTAGCAAGCCCTCCATGTTCGGGCCGAATTCCGATCTAAACCTGCCAGACTCGATAGATTGCGGCGTAACGAAAAAGCTCAACTGCGGGCCGCAAACAACCAGGCCGCCACCTTCCTCGCGCATTTCGTAGCCCCTTGGCATGGGGAAGATGCGCTCACATTCGTCTTTGGCAGATACCATTGCCCCCGCTCGTTTAATCGAGATATCCGAAGCTCAAGCGCTGATATTCGGTGCTCCTCACCTCGAACAGCCCCCAATGCACGCATGATAGATACGGAACAAAATCAATCCAGACGTACTCACAACCCATCGATGCCGTCTGGCACGTGCTTGCCGGCCCAGGGATCTGTCTGCGGTGCAGCGTCCTTGCTGGCGTCAGGATTTAAAGCGCGGTTCAGTATCTCCGCTGCGTGGCGCTCCATCCTTTTGAGCTGATAATCCCGAATATTGTACACTTCGGCCGTGGGCTTGTCTGTCACCACCAACCCTTTCGGCGCTTGTTCTGGGAATCGACGATGATAATCCCAAGCAGAACTGCAATGGCAATTCCCACCATAACTGCAGCAGTTTGAGCGGCATATGGATCAATGTGCATTCCTGCTCCAGCAGAAGGCTCGACCCAGCCGGGGCGCGACTCTCGGCATCCTAGGTTCGCCGCTGCAGACGGCTATCGTGGTGCTATCCACGCCATGGGTCGTTCAGTCT